TCAGCGCGTACAGCCGAACCACTGCCGTTTGGAATTATGTCCGTGCCCGTCCAGTCGTATGTGGCCATGGATTATGCGCCTTTACCGTATCCTACCGCTGACCACGAGAAAAGGCGATCAACTGCGGTGCCGCTGCTATTGCGGAAGGTCACATCAAAACCGCTGCCGCTGACGTTGATCACATTGAAGTAGTCACCAGATTGCAAATTCTGAGCGGTGATGCCGATGGACGGCAAGATGCTATTGACGCCTCCGAGCACCGCCGAGCCAGTCCAGAACGGATTGGCAAACGTGACGCTCTTGGTGCCGGCGCCGCTTTGCTCGGCTACGACTGAACTTTCAATGCGCCGCTGGAACGATGCCTTGTAGCCCAGCTCATAACAGGCAAACGCCTGCGACAACGTAAAGGCTGAGGCATCCAGCTTGAACTGGAAGGCTCGTGCGGTGAAGGTGCCGTTGCCAAACTCTTGGTAGTCGCTCCACGTTGGCGATCCGGCAGGATTGTCGTCAGTGGTACGCACGCAGACCTTGGAATTGACTTGATCAGCCACTGCACCTTCAAAGTCAACCCATGTATCAATTAAGTCTGTGCGTTCGTCGATCAGATCAGATGGGTAGAAACCACCAGCAACAAGATGACGTCGTAGATCTAGCGAATACTTAGCGCCTAGATCTAGCACTTCATTGAACACGTATGTACCTGTCTCCGCAATGTCGCCGTAATAGTCGAGATCCAGCAGCAGATCAAAGTCTGCGATGGTGTCAAACAGTGCTGAGCCGCCGAGCGTAATGGCGTCGTACTCAGCGCTGTAAAACAAATTTGTGAACTCGCCTTGGAATGGCGGATCCGTTGTGTCTTCGCGTTTGTCCAGCACCAAGAAGGCGCTAAGTGGATCGGGTAGGTCAACGACAACACTGGCTTCAGCGATGCTTTGTTTGCCGCTGCTGTCTTCAAACTTGACGAGGTATTCACCCTCGACCATTGGCACAATCGCCTCGGTGCTATAACCAGGCACTGCAGGGATAAGATCCTGCGAATTAGTCCATGTGCCAGTGCCGTCTGTGATGCTGGTGTGGCGGATGTGAACGCGACCGCCGATCTTCACGTCAAGATCAGTCGAGGCATCCCAACGCAAACGTGCAGAGTTGGCGCTGATCTGTTCGATCGTCAGATTCTGCACATTGGCAGGTTCGGCTAACTTGCCGCGTGCTGATACATCTAGACGTGCTGGTTGCGCTGATGGCCGCAAGCCCGCATTAACGCCATAGATCAATACTTCGTAGTCGCCAGGTGTGGTGTCATAGATGACGTATTCCTGTGTTGTGACGTAATTCTGTGCCCAGTTTCCATCTACTCTTCGCCATTGCACCAGGTACTGCACAGCATTGGTGCGCCCGTCTTCGTCAACGGATGCGAGCCAGTTGATGATGAGCTTGGACAGCACTTGTCCAGCTTCCTCGTACAACACTTCTTGGAAGGTCGGCGCACGTGGTGCACTGGCCGGCTTGTTGAGATCAGTGATGTCGCGCTGCTCTAGCGCTGTGCCGCGCTCGATGTAGTTGTACTTGCTGGCGTTATAGGCAATAGCGCTGATGGCGTAGTTGCTGCCGTCTTGCTCTTGAACGGTAAGCACACGCCACGTTGATGTTTGGATGTTGCTGGTCTGATAAATCCAGACGCTGTTGGTGTTAGGCGCTGTAGAGAACGCCGTTGCGACAGTGATCACCTCACCGGCAATAGTTGCGATGGCGCGAGTCTGAACGCTGCCATCGGGCATGATGACCGACAACTCAGCGCCTGCTGCTGTTAGTCCAGTGGCATCATCCACCGTGATGGCCGTGGTCGTTGCAGCAGAGATGCGACCGCCGCGACGTGCGCCAGTCCGCACAGGATCGGCCACCTCGATGATTTGCCCAGGGCGTACCAGCACGCCAGCATCAATCGAGGCAGTGAAGCTGATGATTTCGCTCTCGTAGCGCTCCGAGTACAACAGCCATTCACCGATGCGATACGCCTGTCCACGACTGGTGCAAGCGAAGGCGCTGATTTCAGTTTTGACGACGCCGTATTTCTGGATGGCTTCTGCGTCTTCTACGACTTCGTAGGCAATGTCGCGGCTGTTGAGATTGAGGTAGCTAACAACGCAAACCGTGGGGCGGGTCTTGCGGCTGCCGCCTTGATAGCTGAAACCTTCTTCTGTGACATTTGCCAGCGTGAACAGATAGGCGGTATCAGCGGGCTTGTCTTGGCTGATCGTGAGTGCTCCAGTGCTCCAGTACGGCATCACCCGCATTACTGAGCACATGTCGTTGATCAGCTTGTACGCATCTTCTGCGGTTTGGATGTTGACATTGCAAGAGAAGCGCGGCTCTTGCCCGCCGAAGCCATCGGGCACCAGTTCGGAGCAATACTGACTGGCGGCGTAGAAAGCGAACTTATCAAGCTGCGCGGCTTCAATGTGATCACCAAAGCCATAGCGCGTTGATGTGAGCAAATCCCACAGGATCCACGCTGGATCGCTGCACCATTGCGCTGCGCCGAATGTGCCGTTCCAGATGCCGGCGTAAATCAGCCTGCCGGTGACGCTATCAACGGTGGCATTGCTTGGAATTTGTACCTTGATGCCACGAATCAGATAGGACCGTGATGGGATGCGGTTGAACTGCTCGGCATCAACACGCAACCACGCCAATGCACTATTTGGGTAGCGCAGTTTGGCGTAGATGATCTCGGTATAGCTTGTCCAGTTGAAGGCGTTGACTACTTTGGGGTCAGTGCTATCTGGCCGGTCGCGTTCAACCTTGATGTCGATTGGGTAGACGCTGGCAAGGTTGATCAAGTAATCGCGCTGATAAGCATCACCAGTGCGTCCGCTGATGGTGTCGGTAACAGCCAAGTTGTAGCCGCCGCCGTTGTACTGCACGTAAATGCGCAGCCCCACTTGTGACCCGAGCACATCGCCTTCGTTGGTGAAGGTTTGCAGTTGCGGCACCGTGATCGTGATGCGTGCAGCATTAACGTTTGTATCCGTAATGGATCGAACGACGGGCGACGCATATTGCACCTCAACGCCTACAGCCTTCTCATCCTCTACGTCAGATGTGCCAGGGATATAGGTCTGATTTTGCGTGCCATTGCGCGTGGCAATGGAGACGTTCTGAAAGTTGTATGTACCGTCCGCATTTTGCAGCGGCGTGTTATCAATGAAGATGGACTGATAGCCGTTCTTCAGTCCTTCAATCTCGCCTTCGCTAATCAGATCGAGGACTTGCGCATATTGCTTGGAATTAAGGCTGTCGGTTTCAGTTGTAGGCGTACGCGGCGCGGACCGCAGAACTGCACCACCAAGACCTTTGCCACCGCCACCACCAGCGCCATAGATGCGTGCCATCAGCCGTACACCTCTACGGTGTCAATACCAGCCGAGATGGTGACAGAGCCAACCAAGGTCTCGCCATAGACGATTGGCACGGGTGTGCCTTGCCTGCTGGTATTTTGGATGCCGCTGAAGCTGTAGCTTTTGCGGGGATCGTTGTTGTCTTGTGGTGTGCCGGGTTGGTTGATTTTTGGCGTGGGAGTTAAGAGCTGAGAGACTCCGCCGAGAATCAGCGATGCGCCAACAAGGCTTGCAGCAGTGCCAATGCCGGTCAAGATGCCGCCGGCTGTAGCGGCTTGGCCAAAAATACTGAATGTGCCAAAAGCGCCTGCGCCTGGCAGTAAAAATGACAAGGCAATTAAGCCAATGCCCGCCAAAATCTTACCCGTTGCACCACCAGCTCCCACTAACACCGGAATAACCTTGATCTCCTGCTGCCCCGCAGGATCGTGCAGCTCATCCATGGTTAGTGCATATTTCCCCACACTGACGCGATAGTGCTGATCCGCCATGTGCTTTTCAAGTTGCGGAAAGTTCACCACCAGAAAACGCACGGCTTCAGCAGCGCTAGCCACATCAGCCTCGAACACACGCTGGCCGAGAAACTTGGCAAGTCGTCCATATACCCGGATCTTCCGCAGCATGATGCAACTCAGCCTCCACCCATGGTAACGAAATCGGGATGGCGCAGCCTACGGCCAGTGCATTTCTGAAGCCAACCGCCACCGCCGTACAAATCACGACTGCTGAGTCGTCCGCGCAGGTGGTGAAGCACCATTCCGTCGCCGATGTAGATGCCGCAGTGGTTCAAGCCGCTGCCTGAGATGTTCATCAGCAGGAAGTCGCCTTTTTGCAGCTCTTGCTCCTCTTCCAGCTCGCGAAAGCCAGCCTCGCGCCAGCAGTCATCGAACATTGGTGCCGCTTCAAACTGCTCTGGTGTTAGCGGGCGCTCCCAATCTGGGAGATGTAATCCGTTCTCGGCGTACCAATCACGAGCTAGTGTCCAGCAGTCGCTGATGCCCCAGGTCCATTGCCTGCCGATAAGCGGTGCCTGGTAGCCGCTTGGCTGACATTCGCCCCATCCGCCGGTCTTTGGATTCCAGATGTACCACGGCAAACCGCTGGCCTCGCAGGCCATTAAATCCGGCTGGCTCGGTGTCGGTGGCGTGCTTGGATGCGAGTGGAACACCGCGATGATTTCGCCGGCATCTTCGGCGGCTGCATAATCAGCAGGATCAAGGATGAATTGATCGGTGCCGCTGCTGAGGTTGCGACATGGCCAGTAGCGTTCGCGGCCTTTGACCACCACCACAAGCCCGCACGCCTCACGCGGCACATCACCGCGTGCATGATCCATTGCAGCGTGCTTCCAAGTCATCCGGTGAAGGCTCCGATGCCGGGGTAGCTGCCAAAAGGCAACTCAGCCGTAGCGCCGAAGTGCGCTTTGCAGTCAGTCAATGTCTTGAGGCAGGTGGGCAAAGCACCGCTGTAGCCGCACTCGGTTGATTTGTACACCCACTGGCAGATGTTGGCGATGCACTGCCGTTTAGGTGCGCTGACGCCAGCAAGGTCGAAAGCTGCCGCAAGCTCAAACTCGACCACTTCGCGGTTCTCGATGGTCTTGCGATCGACGTAATAGATCTCACGCGGAAACTCAGCCGTGGGGTCTGGGCTGTACGGACTGACACCACCGGGGAAGTTGGCATCGTCGAGATACCGTGCCAGCGTGCGGATCCGGGTGAATTTGGCACCCTCCAACCCATCCGGCAACGTCAGCAGCAATGCCGTGATGGTGCTGAGGATGTTGCTGACGCGGATCTTGGGGCGTGGGAGCTGACCATTGCCGCTGTATTCAAAACCGTCAGCCTCGACGGGAAAACGCTGATAGCTATTGCCGTTCCATACCACCTCGCCATTGTTGTTAAGGCTGGTGCCAGCGTGGAAGCGGTAGGTGTCGCTTGCGCCATGCTGGGCAGTGTTTAGCTCCAGCTCAAACAGCTCGATGACCGCACCTGGCGCTATCTCCTGCAGTGCTGAGACGGGTACGGTCATGGCTCAAATACCTGCCGGAATGTTGCCGTGATCGTTGCGCGTCCGGTGTACGGGATGGTCTTCTGCCATGTTTCGCACACCCATTTAGCGGACGACTCACCCGGTGGTGTCCAGTCAAAACTGGCGCCATCAGCGGCGCGAGCATCCAAGAATGTCTCGATGGTATCGCTGTTGGCTTCTGTGATGTTCTGCCAAGTCAAATCCCACGTCTTTGGATTCTGGTTCAGGCCAAACGTGATCCGTTGTTCGTAGCCATCGCCAAACTGCGTCTTGCGCACCTTGGGCGCTGATGACTTGCTGGCGCCATAGGCAGGCGTGATTGCAGGGAATGTAGCCATTACGCGAGGATGCCTCCAGGTCGCTTCTGCTTAATCAATTCTGCCTGCACTGCAGCAGCAATGGCGCGACCAAGTGCCTGCCCCTCAGGCTGGTTGCCTTGCACGTTGGTGCCGCCTGCGTCGACGTTGACCACGATATTGGCACCACCGCCAAAGCTGCCAGCGCGTGCAATGCCACCACTGCGACCCGGCATGAATAGTTCAGGTCCACGCTCGCCTACAAGGTATGGCTGCCCAGCCGTGACGGAACCGCCGTTAGCTCGCTGCGGGATGCCAAAGTTCGGGCCGAGCGTGCCAAATTTGCCGACCATGCCACCACCAGCGCCCAGTGGCGTTGCAGCGCTAAATGGCGTTAGCACTCCTTTCAGTGCATTGATTGCCTGTTCGATCACAAAGATCTGCAGCAGTTGCTTTGCAATGTCAATCAGCACTCCAGATGCAATCCGCTTGAGACTTGCACCAAATGCTTCTGATCCAGCAATTAGCGCATCAAATGCACCACCGATCCCTTGGCCGAGAGTATTAGAGATGCCATCTGCAAGCTTAAGCTGATTCTGGGCTGCTGTATTCAGCTCGTACTGCTGCTCAATGTGTTTTTGAAGCGCCTTGAACCGATCCTGATCAGCTTTTGCTTGCAGCTCATTTAGATCGCGTTGTGTTTCGCGCTGGCTAGCAACAAGCGCAGTTTGGCGTTCAAAGATGATTGCCTTTTCCGCTTGCTTGTTTGTTTCCTTTGCCAACTCTTCAGCGTATCTGAATTGCAGGTCAAGCTCGCGCTGTTGACCCTGCAGCCGCACAACAAGCATCGCATCCCCGGCCATTTCGGCTGCGACAATCTTGTCTTGAAGTTCGGATTTAGAACGGATAAGACCAGCCTCGGCGGTTCTTGCACGGATAACCTCAGCAACGCGTTCAGCTTCTTTCTTGGCGGCTTCTGCGGCGCGTTCCGCTTCGCGCTCTGCCGCTGATTTTCCTTTTTTCTTGCCGCCGCCGCCATCGCCGCCGAGCAAAGGCGGTGTAAATAATTTTTGGGTTTGACTGGCGCTTGCTCCTAGCCGCTTTTGAGCCGCTAAGTTTTCGTTGATTTTGTCTAGGATTGTGCCTTGCAGCTGAACAGCACGGCTTGCGTTTGGATCATTTGGCCCAACGCTTTGCAGCAGGCGCTGATACTGCTGTAATGCTTGCAGGTTTTGCTGAATACCTGTCCGATTCGCTTGAGAAGAAATCTGCCCAACGCCTTTGGCAATGTTGTCAACGGCTTGACTCGTCGCGCCAATGTTTAGGAATTGACGAGCGCCGGCAACACTGCGCGTAAAGCCGCCACCGCGCCCAGCGGCAAGTGCTGCATTGATTGCATCTACGACAGCAATGGCCTGATTGAAAATTGCCTTAAGCGCTGGCGTAAGAACTTGCCCGATACGACGAGCTAATGCCTCAACCCCATCTTGCAGCGTGCTCAAGCGGCCATTGAGAGTATCGCTTTGCGCAATAGCGCCGTTGGCATACTTGCCGCCCGTATCCGTTAGCCGCCGCAGCGCAACTTCAACGGCTTCTGCGCTGATTTGACCTTTGCTTAGCGCTTTGCTGAACTCTTCGCCGGTCAGTCCGTACATCTTGCGCAGCTCATCTTGCAGCGCAACACCACGCTCCTGGAACTGCAGCAGCTCCTCGCCTTGCAGCCTGCCCTTGGCAATGACTTGGCCGTAAGCCAGTGACAGCTCGCCTAGGTTTGCGCCTGTCGCGCCGGCAACATCACCAAGTTGCCGAGTGGTTTCTACCACATCTTTGGCGCTAACGCCAAATGCCGTCAAGCGCTTAGCGCTTTCGATCAGCTCGGTGCCGGTGAATGGCGTTGCTGCTCCAAGTTGCTGCAGCTCCTGGATAATTTGCTTTGCTTGCTGGACACTGCCAGTCAGCGTCTGAATGCTTCTGGTTTGAGATTCAAGTTCTGCAGTTTTGGCGAATACGAACTTAGCTGCTTGAATTGCGCCGAATCCTGCCGCTAGCCCGGCGACTGCATTGCGCAGAGTACCGATGCTTGCCGTAGCAGCTTTTGACGCCGCGTTGACTTGCCGAAGATTGCGTACAGCACCTTGGCTATTTACTTGTACGTCAACAACAGCAACAGCCACAGCAGCTCCTCCCTATGCGATCAGTCTACCGGTGCCGCGCTTTGTCTATCTCAATCTTCTCGCGCTTGGCTTTTACCTCGTAGTAAGCCGCAAAATGTATGAACTCAGCATCAGTCAGCTCAGTACGTAAGCGGCTGACTGTCATGCCGAGTTCTGAGGCTAGGAAGAACTCAAAGAATAGCCAAGAGTCTTCCTCTAGTCTTTTTTTGCTTCTTCAATGCTGGACTCACCGCCGAGGCCAAACAGGAACAGCTCTAGCTCGTTCAACACGCGCTCGGGCAGTTCACGTTGCAGCTTGGCAGCATCAGCAGCGGCAAATGCCTTAGTACCATCCTCAAGCTCTGCCATCTGGCACAGTATCTGTGTGCTGATCTCTAGCGCTTCATCGGAGCCGGCAAGCGTGGTTGCCTTTTTGCGATCAGCGCGGGTGATGGGCTTGAAGTAAAGATCCAGCACCGCATCGCCAGCATCGTTGGTGACGCTGAATTTACGGCGCTGGTTCAGATCAAAAGCGCCGGTGAGTAGATCAACCGGGCGCTGGGTGCTGGCAGGCATCAGATGCTAAGTGTGAGAGTACCGCTTGAGACGAAGTTGATCGTCACAATCTCGATCTCGCCAACGGTAGCACCGTATTCAGAACTGGTCACCACGATCGTGCCCGTGATCTTCTTACCGCCGGTTTCGTCAAGGTACAACTCAACAAAAGCATCAGCCTCGTCAGTGGCTTGATTGGCGTCCTTGATCAGATCCAGCTTGTCGCCAGATCCAGGTGCGTCGTACATCACCTCGATGGTGCCGCTGCCGCTGATTAAGCCGCCGATATTGGCGCGATAGGTGGCACCATGGGAGGTAGCGTCATAGGACTCTTTCTCGACGGTCATGCTCCAAGACCGCACTGCTGCGATCTCAGAGATGCCACCACTGCCAGCCTTGTCAAAGAAGACTGTGCCTTGTTGCCCGCGATAGAAAGCCATGATTAGATGTCCAGCGAAATGGTTCCGTTGGTCACGAAGTTCAAGGTGATGACTTCGATCTCACCTACGGTTGCAGAATACTCAGCAGATGTGATCACACCATCAAAGCTGATCTTCTTGGTGCCGCTGGTATCAAGGTACAGCTCAAACAGAGCCTCGCCGGCATCATTGGCGGTATTGATGTGCTCGATGAAGACGTTAGTCTCATCGGCACTAGATGCGGTGTAGAGGATCTCGCAGGTGCCAGATCCGCTGATCAGTCCACCAACATTGGCGCGGTAGGTGGCGCCCAGTGCGGTGGTGTCGAGCGATTCCTTCTCAACGGTCAGCGACCATGAGCGGGTGCTGGTGATGGTTGCCGCAGTGGTGCCAGCATCATCAAATTTGACGCTGCCTTGCTGCCCTCGGTAAAAAGCCATGGCTAGAGATCCTCGAAGGTTTCAAAGGTCATTCTGACCTGAGTTTGGAAGTAACCCTCAGGAGCTGGCGCAGCCACCACCTCTGGGCCAGTTGGCGGGTCAAAATGAACACCGCTCACTATGACCCTATTGTAAAGGTCGCGAATGCGTTTGCCGATCGTGTAGTTAGCGCCGGATCCTGCGCCCACTGCAGTAAAGATGTTGACGACGATCACACCGATCACGCTATTGCTGCTGCCCGTGGTGCCGCCCATGGTGAGAAAGTTGTTGTTGCCAAAGCTCACGAGGCATTGCACCCACGAGCTGCCAGGCGTTGGCGTGTAGGGCTGGTTATGAAACACCACTGGCAGCACCGGCGCTTGCGTTAGCTCAGCTGCCAGCCGTGACTCAATGGTTGCGCGGATGGTATTGAGGTTGACGGCTGCCATCAGTCCTGCCTTGCAATACGGCTAGCTTGCTGCTGCGCCCAGTTGGTCATCTCGCGGGCGATCACGTCGGGATAGCCTTTAGTGATCTGATTCTCCTTTGACCGCCACTGCCCATTCCATGACGGTGGCAGGTTATTGCCGTACAGAACAGGCTCGGTGTATGGCAGGCTGTTATGGATGTGGTAGACATTCCCTGCACGCTCTACTTGGTAGTCAAGCCGGCGCGGTGGCGCGATGCCTGCAACGCTGCTTTGCGGCCCTGGGTCATAGCCAGGTGTGCCTTGCTCGCTGATAGACCACGCAAGACGCAACCGGCCGGTACCAACCGGGCTGGCTTCTTTCAACTTTCTGTCCGTTTCCAACACCACCACACGCAGCAACTGCTCGTATTTCTCGGTTGCGTAATTGCCGATCTGGTCGAGGTTGATGCGGCGTGCCATGGCTATGCCCTCAGGATCAGCTCGTAGGTGATCGCTGTGTTGTCCTGCTCGATCGTAGTGACGCGGATCACTTGATGCAGCACACCGCCAATAACCACGCGGTCAGTAGTGGTTGGTGCGGTAGCGACATCAGCAGCGGCAACCGCAAGCCGCTTATCACCAGCCTGCACTAGCTCGTTGACTTCACGTGCGCTGACATCTTCCAGCACGCCACGCACTACGGTGTCGGTTTCAACTTGGCTGATGGTGCCCGTCGTTGGGTTGTAGACGCCTGGTGTGACTGTGCGGATCGTGGCTTCACCGCCGAATTTTGCCATCAGCTTGCTGGCAACTGACCGTAGCGAGTTGGCAAGCGTCACAGTCGATAGGCGACCACAGTGCCGCTGGTTAGGGTGATGCTCGTAAACACACCGCAGATCTCAGTGCTGGCCTTGAGCGGAATGGCACTGAGAGTATTACCAGTCCAGTCCTGAGCGGTCAGGATGGCGATCACCGAATCTTCAAGTGCGACGATCTTGCCAAAGCGGCCGGTATGCGCTGCGGTGTCGTCGATAAACTCAGCGCCGGGGTATGCGTAGCTCATGATCGCTTAATGGCAAAGTTGCCTGGTCCACTAATTCTAAGCCCGGTCAGGTAGCGCTCTACCATTGGCGGAATGCGATCAGCGCCTACAGCGCCGAAGCCAAGGTTTGGCGTCACGTCAAGGCTGCCGATCTTGACGTTCTTGTAATCTTCCAGTCCGCTTAGCCCTAATCCCGATTCATTGTTATGCAAGTAAACAGCAAGTAATGCTTGCGCATACTTGATCTGTTGCGGGATTTCGGTTTCCGTGTAGTAATCCGTCGTAATGCGGAACGGAAAGCCGACGGCGTAGGTATTGATGTAGGTATCAGGTTTGCGCACACCAGTGCGCGGCCACTGCAATGCTTGTGTGTCTGTAGCGCGAGCACCTAGAAACCGCTCGCGGTCTAGGCGTTGCGTTGCAGTGAACAACGCGCGGTTACGGCTATCAGTGTTGCCGGTGTTCCAGTGTTGGACATCTGGATCCTGCACAAAGCCATCAATGATCGCTTGCGCGTTGTTCAGCGTCAGGTAGCTGTTGGCGTTTGCGCCCCCTACCGTTGCGTCGATTGAGATTGCCATCGGTAGGTGGCTCCTGTAGGTCTAGTTTAGGTGCAGGCTCTGCAATAGGAAAAGAGGCCACTGCGTTAGCAGCAGCCTCGCGTTCCTGGCGTCGCCTAAAGGCGAACAATCCCATCAGCCGTTTTTGCGGTACACAGTGAAGGCAGGAGTGCCCACTGCGGTGCACACAAACACGTAGGTAACGCTGGTAGCGGCAGCCACGGTTGCCATGCCAGCCACGCCGCCAAGGGTGATACCCGAAGCGGCAGCGGTCAGGGTGATGGCATGAGTGGCGGCGGCCACGTTCACCACGACAAGCTCAAAAGCAGTGCCGATCTCCAGTGGGCCGCCGAAGAAAGCCTTCAGCTCAGCGCCAGTAGGAGTGGTGAGTGCGCGACCCGTGGAAGGAGTCATAGTCACGATGCCGTTCACTGCCTCAGCAGCGGTCAGCGTGGTGGCCTCGTTAGCAGCAGCCTTAACAGGACGCTTGCTAACGGCGATCTCCTGAACGGAAAGGTCAGAAGTCAGCTCAAAAATAGAGGAAGGCATGGTTAGTTCCTCAATCCATGTTGGAGACGTTGGTGGCGCGTACGATGCCGATGTTCTTCAGCTCGTACACCTTGGACCAGTTACCAACCGTTTCGAGCTGAGCGCGGGTCGGGTTGACAGTGGTCACGCCCCACTTAGCGCCCACGGGGTGGTAGCAGTAGTGGAGGTCGATCGACATGGCATCGCTCTTGGCGAGGATGTCACGATCGGTTTCGGTCTGCATGGCCATCTGCTCACCGGATGCGACAGCGCCGCCAGTGAAGAAGAAGGTTCCGTACTCAGTGCTGGCACCGGATCCGGTGGTAGGCACATCGTCAGACACGATCACGCGCAGGCCCATGTAGGTCGGCACGGTCACATCGCCGCCGTAGGCGGCAACAAGCGAACCACCGGACTGAGTGGTGGTGGTGCCGCGTGCTTCAGCAGTCGACACGTAGTCGATTGCTTTGCGCTCCACGAGGTCGTAATACACCTTGCTGTGCATTGCAACCGCAGTCAGCTTGTCGCCTTGATCGCCAAGGATGGCGCGGGCTTCAGCGACGTGACGGGGGCTCAGCGCAGTCGGGGTATCAGCGGACTCGGAATCGATGCAAAGATCGAAGAAAGCCGAGCTGCTGGTGTTGGCGTTCAGGCTGCCGAACACGCCGGTGAGGCAGGACAGCAGATCCTTTTGGCGCTGGTTAGCGATGTAATCAGCAATCTTGGCGCCGATGGCGGCCATGGGATCAGAGCCAGCAGCAAGGGCTGCAAGGTCACGAGCCTCGAAGGCACGGCCACGGTGCAGGATGACGCCAACTTGCTTGTCGGCAGTGATCTTGCCGGGAGTCAGCGAGGAGCTGTCAGTCAGTACCTCGAAGTCGCCAGTGAGGTTTGCTTTCCAGAAAGGAACGTTGATAAAATCACCACCCTCAGTAGCATTCAGCTCCGCCATGGGCTGCACCACACCGCTAGCCAGAAAGGCGTCGCGGGCGGTAGTGGCCTCAATAACGTAGGGGGTGAATACTTCTGGGATGATGATGTCAGAGCGAAGAGTCGCCATGATGAATCACCTGGGATGTTTACGGTTTGGGCGCAGCCCTAGGCTCAATGCGGCGCAGCCATCACGAGCAGACACTGAAATACTAACGGTTAGCTGCTGCCTTCATGCGCTCATAAAGGTCACGGTCTGTACGGAACAGGCGTGATTGCTCGGTCAGGTTGAAGGTTTCGCGGCTGAATGGATTGCTCACGCCAGCAGGGATAGCAGCATTGCTGCCGCCGGTTGGTGCACCACTACCTTGCGGCTTTGGTTGCTTCTGCATCCAAGCGGGCAGTGTCTTGGCCCACTCCTGTACTGGTGTGCGCTGGTAGCCGTCAACTACCACCACGGTGCCATCTGCCTCGCGCTGAATTGCATCAGGCGACAGCTTGGTTTTCAGTACAAGATCAGGGTCATGCACGATGTCAGCCAGTGCGGTGACTGCAGGCGTGACAAGCTCTAGTTCGCGGACTCGGGCTTCAAGCTCTGAGATGCGCTGGTCCTTTTCAACCGTCGCCTCACGGAACTGCTGCTCCAGAGCTTGCCGTGCTTCTTGATACTTGCCTTGGGATTCAAGCTGCTGTTGCTCGTAGTTGCGCTTGAATTCCAGCAGCTCATCGATGTTGACTCCATCTGGTGCCTTTGACTTCTTGGCTTGCCGTAGCTCTGCAATCAGCTCTTGATTCTTGCGCTCTAGCGCCTCAACACTGCGCTGCAGTGCCTCGGTATTGCCGCCTTCGGTAGTCGCAGACTCCAAGGCTTGTTGCTCTTCAGACATGGATAAGCCGCAGGCTTAATTACGCTGCCATCGTACCAGCAGCCAGAACAATGGCCCGCGAGTGGAATACACCAATCCGCGAACCTTGGAATCCTTTGATTAAGGAACTGCTAAATGCAATCGACCGCCACGAGCGGTTGTATCGCCAAAGCGGAAGCGGTTGGCACGCTGCTAAAGCGCAAGATCTGCGATGGTATGTAGCGGAATTAAAGGACTGGATCCACTGCCAGGAAGCTACCACTTCTCACGATTAGCCCAGTAAGCAGCAGACATCTTGCCCTTAGCGATGTTGCTTGCGTGCCGCGCCTTGAATGATGCACGCCTTGCCTTTGCAGTAGCTGATTCACCCTCGCGTGCCGGGCTGCCGCTTACGCCTTGCTGACCGAATCGGATCAGCTTTACCTTGTCGTCTTCCTTGGCGAGCACCGCGTGCGATTTGTTCGGATGCTTTGGCGTCCGCTTGGGTTTGTTGTAACCCTCAAACTGCTCGCCGCGGTACGTGATGCTCATTTGCGCTTTGGTTTCTTCGCAGTCTTCGCAGCAGCCTTGAAGTCAGCCGCACTCGGGCGACCAGGGTCACCTTTACGAGACATGCGCTCTTTGCTGCCAGCTTCAATACGCTTGCGTTTGGCGTTGATGTTGGCGTAAAGGCCAGGCTTCTTAGGCACCGTATCGAGCGCGTAGTTGTTCCAAGGTTAGCTCTGATCCGTCATCGCGAACGAGCTTGGCAATGGCATCAGTCGGGCCGTACTTGTCAGCAAGTCGATTGAAATACGGTACCTTACTAGCGCCCAATGCCTTGGCTTTGGTTGCCAGGTCTTGCTTAGCTAGCCACTGCCCATAGGTCTGGTCCGCCGGCACCATGCCGCCTGCTGCTGCACGTTTACTCGGTGGTGGTGGATCGAAGCCAAGCTCTTTGTAGTTAATCACCGGGACCGTGGTTGATCGGCAGTTGAAGTGTTGTGGTGGTGTTGGACCTTTACCGTATTCAAACTCACGGCCATCCAATGCACGGCAAATGCTGCTGGTCCTGGTATCCAGTGTTGCCACATAGCGATACTTTTGAGTGATGTCTTGATTGGCTTCATACACCTGCTGGCTGGCTGCATTGGCTACTTGGTTAATGCTGGTGCGCACTAGCGTAACGATCTGATTATCGGCTACTGCTGTTGCTTGACCGCCTGCTGCCACAAGCTGTTTCACGGTCTTTGCCTGCTCGCCAAATTCAAGGTTTCCAATCAGCCGTTTTGCAATGGCCGGCGTCGGTTCACCAGTTAGCAATCCTTGCCGCACCACTTGCGAGAACCGCTCGGACTGATCCACGGCGATGCCGCGAAATGCCTTGCTGACCACCTCACCATTGGGGAGCGTGATCATGGTGCCCTGCGCTGCGGTGAGGCTAAATGTCTGCGGTGCGCCTTGCACTGCAGCGAACAGGTCATCACTGAGCGCCACTACGTTGATCTGCGTCGGGTCAGTAGTCACCACTGACTGCGCAAATTGCGGGCTGATCTCTACGGTGCGCACTGCGTCGCGGGCACCGACTGGTAATGCACGCCGCAGTTGATCGGTCACAAATTCTGATTGCAACTGCGCAATGCCTTGCAGCTCGGTCGCCGTGATTTCTGTTGCGTCGCCTGCCCACGTGCCTAGCGAATCCTTGAGTTGCGCCAATATCGCCCGCAGCCGTGCTGCCTTGACTGGTGCCGACAACTCATCAATGGTGCGCAGTTGGTTGACTGCATCAATGATGATGTCGTTGTAGGCATTGATCACACGCCGCGCGACGCTATTGCTGTAGCGGTTCAGGTCGATTGCGTTGCGATACAGCGACTCCGGTGTGCTCATTGATAGATACCTAAATCCTCCGGTTGATAGCCGCTGCGGATGCTGACATTAGCGCCTTGCTTCAATGCAGTGCCTACCAATGATGCAAATGCGTCATACCCGTTCTGGCCGTCTTCCATCAGGGTGACTTGATCCACTTCATCTGCCTTGCCGTCTTTGTACCAAGTGATCCGCACAATGGCTAGAACCTCTTCCGGCAATGCGCTGACGTGATAATCAAGCTCCTGTCTCCTCGGCTTCCTCGGTTCCATCCAGATCATCAGCTCCACTAGTTGATCCGTCACCCAATCCAGCAGGTTGAAGATCAAGCCCCGCATTGGCTGTAGCCTCAAGCTCTTCGTCTACGTTAAAGTCATCGCCCAGGACATCACCCTCGGCAAGCTCGCGCAATAAAGTCTCCTGCGTGATGGTGCCAGCAGTGTAAAGCTGCAGTAAAGCTTGGATTTCCTGCGGTTCAAGGCGTGTGCCGAGGAAATCGCGGTTGACATAAGCGCTGCCAGGTGCGGTGTTGTTGCCGATGAACTGCGCATGAAACTGCAGGCAGTTGTCGATCATGTCTTGCACGTTCTGCGCAATTACCATCATGGTGCTATCGCCTTGGCTGCGGTCGATCCGCTTAGCCTCGGCGGTTTCAGCTGATAGCTTCTGGCCGAGCACTGCAGATAATCCAAGCTCATTGATCTGCGCTGCTAACTGCTCAAGCCGGCGGAACTGGTAATCAAAGCTGCGGCCTTGCGGTTCGATGTACTCTGCCCGGCCATCAGCAGGGAATGCAATTGCTTCGCCGGGGCCAGCTGATACTTCCTCCGCAGCAGATGGGAAGCCGTAAAACGCCAGCATGGGCACTGCTGAGATGTGCAGCTGATTGTCAAGGTCGCTCTGGATCTGGTATGCCTTGAGGTTCAGCTCGGCAATATCCTCCAGCGGCGGGCGCGATTCCATAAACGCATGCCGCTGCGCATAGGCAACCGAGAAGGGGATCTCAGAAAGACTGGTGCGGCCTTCGTCGACAACTTGGAAGTCTCCGTTGTCTTGCTTCTGGTGAAGTTGATACTCGCCAGGTGTGAGCACGCGGATCTGCTCCACTGCTTTCTCGCCGTATTCGCCATCGGGCACGGTGACCATTTCGGCAAGTCGCAACTGCGTCAACACCTGCCGGCCTTCCTGCTGCTCAGCACGCCATCCAAGGATTTGCCTAGGCGTGTAGGTCACCCAATAGGGTCTACCGCCATCAGCAGGTGCATCCACCAGTACACCAACGTGGCCATATCGCACCATCTTGCGGGTGGTTTCATAGGTCCAGACGTTGAGGTCATTGCCTTGAAGGTCAACATCAAACAACTGCTCGCGGATCACATCAGCGGTGTCATCAAGCCGTACGGGCTTGCGCGTCAACATGCCGGCCAGCATCCGCTCTAGCCGCTGGTAGAACGGCGGGCATACGCTGCGTGCTAGGCGGTTGTCGTAGGACTCGTCTAGCTCGCGCGGCTCTTGCGGCAGATACCGGCGATGCTTTTTGCGCATCCCATAGGTGCCTTGCATCAGATCTTCAATCAGGATCCAATGCGGCTCTTGTGCATACCACGCCGTGTTGGCATCCTGCACGCGAGTAACGCGGCGCTGCGCAATCGGCCGGTCGTATGCGTTATAGCCGGTGAACATTACAGCGCCGCAGTCATAGGTGCAGTTTACGCAGCAGTCAGCGTGATGCTGTTGCGGCCAAGTTTGATGTCAAACTCAGCGCCGGGCTCAAAACCCATCTCGCGGATGTAGCTGTCACCAATCTGCAGCTTGCCGTTGAATTGCACCTTGGCCTTGTAGGTCAAGCCGCGGCCACGCTTTGCAGTCTTTGCGCCGAGGTCAACGCCTTTAGCTTCCAGCAGCGCTTCGTAGAACTGCGTGAATGCCACTCGATCCTTGATCACATAACCGCAGGCACGCACTAGTTCGGACTTAGGCGCATCGCCCAGTTCTTTGACCTTGGCAAGTAGTTCAGCACCCTTGAGCATGGGTAGTGTTAATGGTTGGACTGGTGGAGCATACCAGCGCTACAAGCTTTTGAGTATCCCTAACGCAACATTGATGGCATACAGTTCTGCCGTCTTCAAGTTGCCATCCGTCAATCGGCCCTTTGTCTTGGCCAATTGGACCGCTGCAGTCGGCGCATGTCATGCCCATTGCTGGATCAGCAAAGCTGCATCAGCACGGAAGCTGGCCGCCACTTCACGGATGATCTCGCGGGTGAGCTTGGTGCCAGCGCGGCGCAGCTCCATCAATTGGTTGCTGGCGCGTCCGTGAGCAGCGTCGCGCTCAGCGCGAATCTCCTTGGTGATCTGCTGGCTGGTCTTGCCGGTGTTGCGCGCGGCGCAAGTGCGACCGAAGTACACAAGCTCACCCAGATCAGACTGCATCAGCACAGTGGCCTTGAGGTCGGTGCGGCCGCAGCACTGGCAAGTGGTGATGCTGTCGTCGGTGCAGATTGCGGTGTAGCCCATGTCTCTCGGTTTGGTGTCCGCATATTGTACACCATCGGCAGCCCTTGGCAACCATGCTTAATAGAGTCGGATGCCCGTGGATCGCCCAGCCCCGGCGTGCAGTGGATTGAACTCGCGCCACACCAGGTAACCCAGCGCATCATTCATGTGATCATGCCCGGCATCCTTGTCTGGGTCACCTTTATCGGTGTAGCACTGCAGCTCTAGACACTCGATCAACCGCTTGCAGCGTTGGTGGATGGTGAGCCGGACCTGACCCTTGCCGTTCTCCAGCAAAGCTTGAACAGCAGCCACGCGATCACGGACGGGAGGATTTGCCCGTGGTGACTGGTTGGACATGCCGTAGGACTCCAAGATCTGGATGTCCGTTTGGCTTGCGTTAGTGCTGCGGTTGCCGCCGCTGGCATCCGGGTAGATGTAGATACGCCGCTGCGGGTAACGCGCTTGAATCTCCTGCGCCAATGCGTCAGTGTCATGGGCGCCGCTGATCTCATCAATCACTAGCAAGCTGCTGCCAGTGCGGACGCCAATCACGGCAGACATGTTGCCAACGTTGAAATCAACGCCAATGCGCAGCGGTTCACGGTCTAGGTCCGGCAGCTCGGTGACCACATGCTTCTCGCGGCTGAAGCGGTCGTAGATGGTGCCCGTGGTGAGGTTGACGAACTCACCATCGAGGTACGCCCGCAGCAGGTTTGGGTCATAGTTGGCCTGCAGTCGCTCGATGAAGTCCGGCGGCAAGTGCGGGTTATCCGCTGACCGCATCTTGATCAGCTTGCGGTCCGCGCGGCCTTGCGCTTCCTCGCTGCCGAATGTGTTCCACATCCAGCGAAAACCCTCGGGTGTGCTAGCTGCACCGAACTGGCGGACATTGCCAGCACGCAAGCGGCCAAGGATCTTTGGAAATGCCTTGTTAGCGATGGATGGGGTCACGGTGTCGATCTCATCGGCAAGTACCCACGCAAGGTTCAACCCGATGATGCGTGACCAGTTTTCAAAACTGCGGCACAGGATCTTGGTGTCACCGCCTGGCAGGTGCAGCATGTACTCCGGCAGCGGCGATGCCCTGAAGGTGTACGGGATGTCATATGCCTCTAGAAACTGCTCGAAGTCGTTCTGCCAAATGTCGCGGATTAGTGGCCCAGTCGGCTCCATTACTGCGCCGATAAAGCCTTGATTGGCCGCGGCCAGCATCACAGCCTTAGCGCACAGCGCACGTGTCTTGCCGGCGCCGTATCCAGCGCTGATGCCAATAATCTCTGTGGTGGCATCATCCACAAACGCAAGCTGCCCAGGGTGCAGGTCAGCGCGGATGCGTTGCAGTAGATCACCTGTGTCTTCCTGCGTAGCAACCTCCATGAATCCAAGCAAGCTGCCAGGTTGGCAGATGCCTGCGATCAGGCTCATGACATCTCAAACCGCAGCAACTTGGCTTGATCCTCTAGAGCTTTGATTGCAATGCTGAGGTTCCCTTTTGCGCGTGCTTCGCGTTCGTAATCCTGCAAACGAGCGACAGCAGCGGCTAACCATTGCGGGCGTTCTAGCTCAGCATCCAACTGCATTAGTTGGCGAGCGCGTGCCATATAAGTTTCAGCAGTGCGCTCGCCACAGCCCCATGTATCCGCCGCATATCGCAGAATCTGCGTCCTGCTGTTAGCACGCAAAAGGAGATCGTAAACGGTGTTAATCCGCTCGTCGATTTCCACGTTGGTGCTTTTTTTGGCCACCTCTTTATGCGCGGATTTGCACAGGCATTACCAGATAAGTTACACCATCCACGCCGGCAGGTGTCAGCACTACGGGTGTGGTTGCCGTATTGGCGTGGAATGTGATGGCTTCTGCGGGCTTGAACGCCTTGATGCCGTCTAGCAGGTAGTGGACGTTGAACGCCCATGCGCCATTGGCGGTGCCGTCGATCTTTAGCAGCTCCTTGCCGTTGTTGGCATCAGCTTCAGCGGTGATGGCGATGGTGCCGCCTACTGCCTCGAGCTTGACGATGGAGTTGTGCGCATCAGCGATGATGGCGGCACGCTCCAGTGCACGGGTCAGTCGGCGACGATCGGCGGTGATGGTGCTTTTGAACTCAGTGGGCAGCAGTTTAGCCACGTCTGGGTAGGTGCCATCCATGATGCGGCTGTAGATGGTGATGCCGTCACCTGCGTCAATCACGGCTTGCCCTTTGGCAACGGCGATGGTCACCACGCGATCCTGCAGCAGGCGCATGGTGCTGGCGGGTAGCACGAGGTCTAGGCCGTCTGGCAGGTCAATGGCATAACGCATCAGGCGATGCCCGTCAGTGGCTTCCATGTGGCCATTGCCAAGGTGGATGCCTTGGAGCATCTGCTTGCTGGCGTCGGTGCTGGCAGCTGCCATGCAGGCGCGGATGCCGGCGGATAGGTGCAATTCGCGCGTAGCAGCGTCTACAACCGGCAGTGCGGGGTAATCCGCCGCATCAGCCGCTGCAAGCCCGTAGGAGCCCGCAGAAGCGGTCAGAGCGCCATCTGCGAGGGTCAGAGCCTCATCACCGTCAAAACGGCTCACAAGGCCAGCCAGCAGCCGATACGGCAGCGCTACGGCGCCATCGGTCTCCACTGCTGCCGGGATGGTGACGGTGATGCCGAGGTCAAGGTTGAAGCCGGTGATGGTCATGGCACCACCAGCGGCTTGGATCAGGCAGCAGTCAAGGATCGGATGGCTGCTGCGATGACCAACGGCTGGCGCAATGGTGCGCAGCGCGTGATCGAGATCGGCTTGGCAGGTAACGGCTTTCATTTGGCGGTGGCGGCAGTAACGAGGCTGGTGATGATGCGTTCGTAATCAGCGGCAAAGCTATCCACAAGCTCCATGGGTAGCGGTATGCCGTCATCAATGGCGTTGTCGGCAATGGCTGCGGCATACGCCACTGCCTGGGTCATGGTCTCATGCAGCCGATTGATCACCGGTTGCTGCTTGGCTGGGATGTGAATGAGCGATGACATATGCGACGAGAGTTTCAACGTGTCGGCGGTTCAGATCACCACGCATGAATGCGCAGGCGTCCGCCACCAGCGCATGGTAAGCCGCCGTGGTCAATCCTGCAACAACCCCACCGCTCAAAGCACGCTGCCGGATCAGGTGCGCACGGGGTATGCCATGCGCCGCTGCTTCAGCGTTCAACCGCGCCAGGTCATCAGCGGTGACATTGATCTTGATTTCGGGCATTTGGATTTGGTGGCTGGTGGCGAATCGTAGCTGTGGCGCGGTTTCTGACGGTTCTGACGGTCTCTTACGGCGAGCGTAAGACTCCAAAACCCAGTTGCCGCAAGGGGTTTGCCCCCCTTCTTACGTTTCTAACGGTAAAAAAGGTATATACGTATAGAGAGAAGCCTCGTACCTGTGCAACCTTGCTCTCTGCCTCTCTTATAGGGGATATGTTTCCAGAAACCGTCAGAAACGTCAGAAACGTCAGAACCCGCTCCACCACTGGGCTGGCGGGTCTTACGCCTTCTTACGGTTAGGCGCTTTGGATCGGGATTTTGACCGCTCGACCGCTCAAGCCAGTGCCGCGGAAGTAAACGGTGCCGGCTTTGGCTGCGCCAGGCAATCGGGCCAGCACGGTGGACCAGCAGTTAGCCCATGCGGTGTCACGGAGCATGGTGGCGATGGCTTCAGCGGTGTTGGAGATAAACACGTGGCCATCATCTGCCTTGATTCCATTTCTACCTAAAACCGCTTGCGCAATGGTGGATGTAATATCTGCATCAGCGGCATGATGCGTCGCAATATCTACCAGCTCGCCAATAGTCCTGGTGACCACCTTATCCGCTTCCACGCGGATTTGCTGCTGCAAGATACGCTGCAGGCATCGTTTTTCGTCCGGCACCTCTGTGGTTTGAGAGTAAGATTCCCATTCGTTTTGATCAATCAAGGCGAACGCTTGATCGCGTGTCGGCACCTCGCGCGACTGCAAAGACCATGCTCCAGCCAGCAAGGTGCCGTATTGATCACCAAGCCGCTGGCTATCAAAAGCCTCTGCAGCTGCACGGGTGAAAACCCTAACCGACTGGCGAATAACGGGAATCAGCGATATGGTTCGCGCCTGCAAGCGTTGCCCGACTTGATCAGTCACGTAGCGGTCAAGATCACGGTCTAGCGCTTCCCAGTGATCCAACCTTGCTTGCTTGGCGAACTCATTTGGATTGCGCAAGGTAAGCTGCGCAAATCGTGATTTATCGGCGCCTTGTTTCAGCGCAGTAGCAATGCTGCTCATTAGAAACATTGATCGGATGGTGTAGCGCTGAGCATCGCCTTCGGCGCTGCCCTTAATGGTTTGCGCTCGTGACTCGCTGCTGGCCACACGTGCTAGCGACAGCACGGCCTGCATCCGCTGCTGATCTGGACGCTCGTTGGACTCCGCCTCGTCAAACACCACCGGCAATGCATCGGCCCGTAGGGTCTGCCGTAGGCCAGCTTCACTGGTGTTGCCTGCCACGTGAAGGGCAAGGTCGCCGAGCAACGGGGCGATGTAGCGATCAAGGATGGCGGATTTGCCGGATCCGGCGCCTGCTGTGAGCCAGATATGCGGCCGCCAGTCCAGGGCGCCGCAGATCGGCGCAAGCGCTGCCCATCCAGCAATAAGCAGCCCAGACGCTGGCACCTCCCATTTGAACCGCCCCGCCAGCTCCAGCAGCAGATATGCATCTTGATCGGCAAGTGGCACTGCCTTGCCGGGACCGCGCAAGCTGCCAAGCCGCTGGTACAGGTATCGGCTGCCGGCAATGCCGGAGGATATGGACGCCTCTCGATCAGTCAATACAAGCCGATCGCCTAGGTGCAGTACGGATTGCTTTTGGTCCCACCATGCACCACGGCCGCGGATGCGATCTGGTGAGTAGATGCCGGCAGCGGCTTGACGCTCAAACAGGCTGCTGGCCGCTGCGGTCCAGTTGGCACCGGTCTTTGATGGGTAAAGCGACTCCCAATAAGCGAGCGGCGCAATGGCGCAGAGATTGGTGCCGGTATGCGCCGAGCGCGACAACCTGGTTACTTGGCCAGTGCTGTGCGGCTGGTAATAGAAGGCGTCATGATCAAAGCCAAGGCACGTGAAATAGTCATTGCCATCCGGCAGTGGATCTGGCTCAATGGCTGGCTCTGGATCGGGTTCTGGCACCAATTCCGGCAACTCAATCGGTGCGGAGCGGTTGTGCTTGAGATATGCAGCGGCCGCGGCCGCGCTCCAGTCGGCATCAGCCAGATCCCACCCTTCTGGCACGTCTGCTGGCGGATGGACGATGCGCACTTGATCAGCGCCAGCCTTCAAAAGCCTGATCGCCAGCTTTGCCATGGCTTCACGTCCGACATCATCAGCGTCAGGCCATAGGACACAACGCCTGCCTGCCAGCGGTGACCAGTCAGCTTTGTCGATAGCCTTGCAGCCGCTGGGCCAGGTGACGACCACGGCTGATGGATAGAGAAGTGCTGCTGCATCAGCGGTCTTTTCGCCTTCAACCACCAATACCGGTGCATTGGGCTTAAGCGCTAACTGGCGCTTGCCATACAGCGGACGTGGCGCCGGCGGCGCTTTCCACTTCCATGCGGAGCCATCCCACCACAAAGGCAGGATGTCTTTGCCGCCATCTGGCTTGTCTTTGCGGACAACGTAAAACGTACTGCTGTATTGCCAGAACTGCTTGCCGTGCGGCAATGGCGGATCTGGCATCGGCTTGGCAATGCCTAAATGCTGCTCGATACGCTGGCAGGCTTCGGCGTAGGTCAAGTTCTGGTGGCGCATGAATAGATCCATGCCGGTGCCACCACCACCTGTTTGATCCTTGCCACCGCATTTGTTGCAATACCAAGAGCCGGAGCCGTCTTGATCATCAAAGCGGTAGCGATCCTTGCCGCCGCATAGCGGACAGGGTTGGTGCTTGTCGGATAACTGGTCTGGCGTCAAGCCACAAAAATGCGCCAGCAGATCGGGCCACCTGCCGTTGGTAAGTTCAGCGATGCTCATCGGACACCTTCAAAACGTATTGATGCACCGCCTTGGTGCCTTCTTGCTTCTCTTTGCGCCGCGCATCGGCAATGGCATTAAGTCGCTCCGGCCAGAGCCGCTCTACTTTGTCGAGCAAGGACGACTGCAACGCGTGATCCAGCTTTGCAATTCGAGCCAACTCGTATGGATCTGATTCGCCCGTGAAAGCGTGATACAGCAGATCTGGCGTTAGCCACGCGTCAAGCTCAGCAAGGAATCGCGCCTTAAGCGGGCTTGGTTTCATGGCTGAGGATTGGGCACTGAGCGCAGTGCTTGCTCAAGCAGCAACCTGATGGCGGTGGCACGATTCATGCGATCACCACGCCAGGAATCAAGCCGTTGCAGCAGATCCGGCGTGAGGCGTATATGGGTTGGATGGGTCAGTCGCACGGGTTCTGGCGGAATGCTTGCACAGTGTAGCCGTGACTGCTACGCTTGCAAGTGGCTGCACACTGCCATGACCTACCAAGAGTTTCTAGCTTCCAAATCCACTGCAGCACCTGTTGCCGGCTTTGACCCGGAGACGTTCACAGCGCCGCTGTTCCCGTTTCAGCGGGACATCGTGACCATGGCTTGCCGTGTCGGCAAGTTCTGCATCTGGGCTGACTGCGGCATGGGCAAAACCGCCATGCAGCTTGAGTGGGCGCATCAGGTGCATCAGCACACTGGCGGCAACGTGCTAGTGCTGGCACCGCTAGCCGTAGCGCATCAGACCGTGCGGGAAGGCAGCAAGTTCGGCATCCCATGCGCGTTCGCTGCCACGCAAGCTGAGGTCAAACCCGGCATCACGATCACCAACTACGAGAAGCTGAGCCACTTCGACCCATCCGCCTTCGATGGCGTGGTGCTCGATGAGAGCAGCATTCTCAAGGCGTACACCGGCAAGATCCGCAACCAGATCATTGAGTCATTCAGCCTGACGCCATACCGTCTGGCCTGCTCAGCAACGCCAGCACCGAACGACCATATGGAGCTCGGCAACCATGCTGAGTTCATCGGCGTGATGACCCGCACCGAAATGCTGGCCATGTTCTTTGTGCATGACGGCGGTGACACCGCTAAGTGGAGGCTCAAAGGCCACGCAAAGAGCAAGTTCTGGGAGTGGGTCTGTAGCTGGGCGGTCACCATCCGCAAGCCATCAGACCTTGGCTATGAGGATGGCAATTTCGTGCTGCCGGCGCTGCAGATCCAAGACTGCACGGTTGAGACGCCGCGTGAGGCAGTTGCGGGTGATGACGGGCAGATGGCGCTATTTGCCATGGAGGCTCGCACGCTTAATGACCAGCGCAAGGTGCGCAAGGCCAGCCTGCAGCTCCGCGTTGCAGCTGCCGCCAAGCTGGCCAACAGCAACACTGAGCAGTGGTTGGTGTGGTGTGATCTGAATGATGAGAGCAAAGCGCTCACTGCCGCCATCCATGGCGCCGTTGAGGTGTCAGGCAGCGACAGCGACGACCACAAGCGACAGGCTGCTATCGACTTTCAAGATGGCAAGATCCGCGTCCTAGTTAGCAAGCCGAGCATCTTCGGCTTTGGCCTGAACTTTCAGCGGTGCCACAATGTTGCATTTGTCGGTCTATCGCACAGCTACGAGGCGTTCTATCAAGCCATCCGCCGCTGCTGGCGGTTTGGGCAAGATCAGCCGGTTAATGCGCACATCATTTACGACGTGGCAGAAGGCCGCGTGATTGACAACATCCGCCGCAAGGAAGCGGACAGCATCGCTATGGCCCAATCAATGGTTAAAATCATGAAACAAACCACGATGGAACAACTCAAAAAGATCCAGCGCCAAGTGGCGCCGCATGTCACTGAGCACAAGTCCGGCGATGGCTGGGACATGTATATGGGTGACTGCGTGGAGAGCATCAAGCAACTGGATGACAACTACATTCACTACAGCATCTTCAGTCCACCATTCGCATCGCTCTACACCTACAGCAACAGCGACCGCGATATGGGCAACAGCCGCACTGAGCAGGAGTTCTTTGATCACTTTTCTTTCCTAGCCACCGAGCTGCATCGCGTGATGATGCCGGGTCGGCTGATCAGCTTTCACTGCATGAATCTTCCCAGCAGTAAAGAGCGCGATGGGTTTATCGGTGTGAAGGACTTCCGCGGCGACATGCTGCGCATCTTCCAAGCTGCTGGCTTTGTGTTCCATAGCGAGGTGTGCATCTGGAAGGATCCAGTGACCGCTATGCAGCGCACTAAAGCAATCGGGCTACTCCATAAGCAAGTGCGCAAGGATTCAGCACTTAGCCGCCAAGGCATCCCGGATTATTTGGTGACGGTGCGCAAGCTTGGTGACAACCCAGAACCCGTGGCTGGACCGTTCACGGAGTTTACCGGTGAGAATCCACCAGCCAAAAGCGGTGACCCGATCAAGGATTCCATCAACATCTGGCAGCGCTACGCCAGTCCAGTGTGGATGGATATCAACCCATCGGACACGCTGCAATACCGCAGTGCCCGCGCCAATGAAGATGAGCGCCACATCTGCCCACTACAGCTTGAGGTGATCCGCCGCGGCCTGCAACTGTGGAGCAATCCAGGCGACGTGGTACTGTCGCCGTTCGCTGGTATTGGCAGCGAGGGTTATTGCAGCATCCAGGCTGGGCGCCAGTTTGTCGGCTTTGAGCTGAAGCCGTCGTATTTCAACTGTGCAGTCAAGAACCTGACTGAGGTGGCCAGCAACCGTCAAGGAGTGCTGGTGTGATGCAACTCCGCCCCTACCAGCAACAACTAATCAACGACATCCGACTGCAGTATCAGTTAGGGCGTAAGTCAGTCCTAGCAGTGCTCCCCACCGGCGGTGGCAAGACGGTGTGCTTCAGCTACATCGCCCAACAAGCCAGCATCAAAGGCAACCGCGTGTGCGTGCTGGTGCATCGCGCTGAGCTACTGGATCAAGCCAGCCGCGCCATGCCAATGCCGCATGGCCGCATCAGTGCTGGCCGTGGCATGGACCTCAGCCACGCGGTGCAGATCGCATCAGTGCAGACACTGGCGCGACGGCTGCACCTGCTGCCGCGCGATTTCTTCCAGCTGCTGATTGTCGACGAGGCACACCACACCAGCGCCGGCACATGGGCAAAGGTGATCGATCACTTTGCGCAAGCCAAGCTGCTCGGCGTCACGGCAACCCCAATCCGCAGTGATGGACGTGGGCTTGGTGAGCACTATCAGGCAATGGTGGAAGGCCCATCGGCGCAGCAGTTAACGGATGCTGGATTCCTAGCTGCCGCCAAGGTGCTGGCACCGCCTGGATTTGACTCCACCGGCATACGCAAGCGCATGGGTGACTTCGACCCTAAGGAGGCTGAGCAGCGCGTCGGCACGATCATGGGCGATTGCCTTGGCCACTACCGCAAACACCTGCCAGGGCAAACGGCTATTGCGTTCTGCTGCTCTGTGGCACACGCGGAGGCAGTGGCAACACTCTTCCAGTCAGCAGGCATCGCCGCGGCCAGTATTGACGGCAGCATGGATACTGCGCAGCGCCGGCAGCTGCTGCAGGACTTGGGCACCGGCAAGCTCAAGGTGCTCACCAGTTGCGCGCTGATCGGGGAAGGCGTGGATGTACCAAGCGTCGGCGGCTGCATCCTGCTGCGGCCTACGGCAAGCGTGGCGCTGCACCTGCAGATGATCGGCAGATGCCTGCGCCCGCAACCGGGTAAGCGTGCAGTGGTGCTCGACCACGTGGGCAATACGCTCCGGCTTGGCCACCACTTGGAGCCGCGCGAGTGGACACTAGACGGCATTAAAAAGCGCAACCGCGAGGCAGCGCCATCGGTCAAGGTGTGCCCGCAGTGCTTCGCCACCAGCGCCAGTGCTGCACAGGTATGCCGCGAATGCGGTCATGTGTTTGCACCGCAAGAACGCCGTGAGTTGCAGCAGGTGGATGGCGAGTTGGTGGAGGTAAAATCTCTGGATCAATCGTGGCTTAGATATCGAAGCCCCGTAGAAGTTTATTTTGGTTCAGACTACGGGTGGATGAGTGGATTCGAGGTATGTAGATATTCCGCTGAAAAAGTTAATGGTCAATGGGTAGAAAAAACTATTACCGTAGAAGCTACCCAGGCTGGATTGATTGGACCCGGAGATAAAATGGATGTCGACAGATCACGCGTTAGACCGGACAGCCAAGGAGCAAAACGCCAGCAAGGCAGCGCCCAGTCCCTCGACGATCTCCGCGAGCTAGCGCAGCAACGCGGCTACAAGCGAGGATGGGCTGAGAGGGTCTATCAAGCTAGGTTGCTCAAGAGGTATAGGGAATGAGGGTACTCGTTGCCTGCGAATACAGCGCCCGAGTGCGTGATGCGTTCCGCAGTCATGGCCACGACACATGGAGTTGTGACCTACTGCCGTGCGAAGGCGACCCCGAATGGCATCTGCAGCAGCCAGTCGAGGAGGTGCTAAGCGATGGCTGGGATCTGATGATTGCCCATCCGCCGTGCACGCATTTGGCGGTATCTGGTAGCAGGCATTTTCACCGCAAGCAGCGTGAACAAGCGGAAGCGCTGGATTTTGTGCGCTTGCTGATGGCAGCGCCTGTCGACCGCTGGTGCATTGAGAACCCTGTCAGCGTGATCAGCTCCGCCATCCGCGTGCCCGATCAGATCATCCAGCCGTGGCAGTTCGGTCATGGCGAAACCAAGGCCACCTGCTTGTGGCTCAAGAACTTGCCCAAGCTCAAGCCGACTGAGATTGTGCCTGGTCGAGAGCCGAAGGTGTGGCTCATGAGCGGCAAGGATCGCTGGAAAAACCGCAGCCGCACCTATCAAGGCGTGGCCGATGCCATGGCGCAGCAGTGGGGTGCCGTTACGCTGCCACCACCGATGCAGCAGTTAGCCATTGGCATCTGAGCAATCCATCCAGCAAGAGATACGCATCGCCTGCAGCAACGGTGACACGCGCCTGTTCCGCAATAACACCGGCACGCTCAAGGACGCCAACGGCCGCCCAGCTCCGTGCCAGCGAGCGCAAGCGTGCCCGAACCTTGCCCGAGCTGCTCGCCATCGCCGCACAGCGCGGCTACTCGCCCGGCTGGGCGTATCGCGTCCACAATGCCCGGAGCAACGCAAACCGATGAGGCACATCTTCTCCTGTGGTGGCGGCGTCCAGTCCACTGCCTGCCTGGTGCTCGCGGCGCAAGGGCGTACCCCCTACCGCACCTTCATCTTCGCCAATGTCGGAGACCAGGCCGAAGATCCACGCACCATCCGCTACATCAACGAGGTGCTGAAGCCCTACGCGGCGCAGCATGACATCGAGTGGGTGGACGTGCAGCGCCAGCGCCGTGATGGCACCCCGGTGGACCTCTACCAAGAACTGCTGCGCCCCATCAGGTCGATCGACATCCCGGTGCGCATGGCAAACGGTGCGCCGGGCAACCGCAACTGCACCGTCCACTTCAAGATCAAGCCCATCGCCAAGTGGATCCGCAAGCACGCGCCTGGCTGCACCCTTGGCAAGGGCATCAGCACCGATGAACCACACCGTGCCACGCCATCCCGTGAGGACGATGGCTACACCTCCGCCTACCCGCTGATTGAGCTGGGACTGAGCCGTGGCGATTGCTTGCGAGTGGTGCGCGAAGCCGGACTGCCACAGCCGCCAAAATCCAGCTGCTGGTTCTGCCCCTACAAGACAACAGACCAGTGGACAGCCATGCGCCGCGAACGGCCAGAGCTGTTCGCAAAAGTCGCGGACATCGAGCGCCGGCTCAACGTCAAACGCAGCGAGATGGGACGCGATGCCGTCTACATCAGCTCAGTTGGCTCCCGCCGCGAGCTGGCTATCGAACAAGCAGTGCCAGACCAGTTGGGGCTGTTTCCCGAGTGGATTGAGGAACAAGATGGATGCGAGTCTGGCTACTGCATGACATGAACGCCGAGACCGACCTGCAGCAGCGCATCCGCCTGGCGCTCGGCACCCAGCATGACCTGCGCCTGTTCCGCAACCAGGTCGGTCAGCTGCCAGATCCCCGCACCGGCAGACCCGTTCAGTTCGGCCTCGCACGCGGCTCCGCAGATCTCATCGGCTGGCGCACCGTGACAATCACCCCCGACATGGTTGGCCAGCGCGTGGCCGTGTTCACCTCCATCGAGGTCAAGACCACCACCGGCCGCCTCACGCCCGCACAGCACAACTGGCTCGGCGTGGTCCGTGGGGCTGGTGGCATCGCTGGCGTGGCGCGGTCAGTCGAGGATGCGTTGCGGATTATGACGGCAGAGGGTTGACAGGGGTTGCACATGGTGTAGGATACGCGCAAGCCGGACAACCGGCACCCCAAACCGAGAACCATGATTGCAACCACTCTGCTAGTCATCTGGAAATTGCTACTGCCGCTGCTCTTTGTGGTGGCAGTAATTGACCTACTGACAATGACTCCAGATCGCCGCATCCGTTTTTTGCGCAGCACTGGCCTTAGTCAGCGTCAAATCGCCAATCGCCTCAACCTGTCCACCTATCGCGTCCGTAAGGCGCTGATGGCATGAACAATCTGAACCGCTTTGCCGTGCTGGCAATCATCTTCGGTGTCTGGGCAATGGCCTATGACACCGGCCGCCAGCAGCCTGCCTACAGCCATCACGCCTGCCAAGAGCAACTCAAGCCATGACAGAAGCAGACATCTACTGGACATTTGCCACCGCCTACCAGCACGGCGGTGGATTCTTCCAAGCCCTAGCCGCTGCTGGCCTTAAGGCTGACCCCGGCAACAAGCGCCGCCTGCTGGATGCGTTCCCCGAGCTGGTCGCCACCTACGGCACCGCTAGCCGTATGCACCGCAATCTGCGCAGTGGGGCAGCGGTATGACCAGCAATGCCGACTACCACGCTGACCCAGCCGTCAGCGCCAGCCACCTGCACGCAGTGGCTAAGTCGCCCTATCACTACTGGAGTCGCTATCTAGACCCGCAGCGCGTGTCAGTGGAACCCACTACAGCTATGCGACTTGGCTCGTTGGTGCATTGCGCAGTGCTGGAACCGGAGGAGCTAGCGGGCCGCTATGGGGTCTGCGGTCCACGCAACACCAAGGCAGGCAAGGAGCAAGCGGAGCGCATGGCAGCCGCTGGCATTGAAGCCGTCACTCAGTCCGACATGGCACTTGCACTATCTATGGCGCTGAGTGTGCGTTTGCACCCTGCAGCAGCAGCACTGCTTGCCCAAGGCAAGGCTGAGCAGAGCTTCTGGTGGGATGACGCTGCTACTGGGCTGCGGTGCAAGTGCCGCCCTGACTGGTACGCCGGCACCACGGTGGTTGACCTGAAGACCACCACGGATGCCAGCCCTGCCGGCTTTGCCCGTAGCGTGGCCACCTTCCGCTACCATGTGCAAGCGAGCCACTACCTAGCCGGCTTGCACGGTGCTGAGCGGTTTGTGTTCATTGCCGTTGAAAAGACTGCCCCGTACGTGGTTGCGGTCTACGAGCTTGACGCCGCGGCCATGGCTGCTGGTGATGAGCTACGGCAACGTGATATGCGAGTGATTGCCGATTGCCAAGCCATCTCTGAATGGCCCGGCTACGGCAACACCATCCAATCGCTCAGCCTGCCTTCATGGGCATTACGCAACGACACTGCTATTACTTCGGAGGACTTCTAATGAGCAACCATCGCGTGCACCGCATTTGTGTGTATTGCGATTGCGTCTACAGCGTTTCCCGCTCCGCCCCTGGCGATCATTTCCCTGTTCCGATGCGGCACGGCGGCATTGATGCTGTCAATTGCTGCCGAGAATGCCATTCACTGAAAGACCGCATCAATCTGGACAACTGGAGCACTGCAATGCTTAGCAAAGTTGCGGCTGATTTTCCAAAGCTCAGCCGAGAAACCAGAATCTTTTTAGCTAAAGCGATCACTTTATTTCAAGACGCAAAAGCATTAACTGAAGCACAATGAGCACATCAATCACGCTTTGGACCCCAGAACAAACGCAGCTGATCTCAACCACCATTGCGCCTGGCTGCAGCAATGACGAGTTGCGCCTGTTTGCTTACGCCTGCCAGCGCACTGGGCTGGATCCGTTCAGCAAGCAGATCTACGCCATCAAGCGTGGCGGCAAGATGACCATCCAGGCCGGCATTGATGGCTTGCGCGCGATTGCCGAGCGCACCGGGCAACTGGATGGCAGTGAAACCTACTGGTGTGGTGAAGATGGCGAATGGCAAGACGTATGGCTTGGCAGCAAGCCACCTGCCGCGGCCAAGACCATCATCTACCGCAAGGGCAGCCAGCATCCGTTTATTGGCGTCGCACGATTTGCTGACTACAACGCCGGCCAAGGCTTGTGGAGCAAGATGGGCGCCGCGATGATCGCCAAATGCTCTGAAGCGCTAGCACTGCGCAAGGCGTTTCCCGCTGACATGTCCGGTGTCTACAGCACTGATGAGATGCAGCAGGCAGAGGTCGAGCCGGTGACCGTTACCGCTGCACCTGCACCTGCGCTCCCAGCAGGCGACGCCAAGCTGTTCCAAGCCGGCAAAGCTGCCATCGCCAAAGCCGACACGCTCGACAAGCTGCAGGAGGTAGTAGCACGCATGGACAAGCGCAAGCCTGATCTCAGCGACGAGCAGAATCAGCAGCTGATGGAGCTAGCGCTGGCCAAAGAGGCTGAGCTAGCACCTGCCAATGAGGATCCCTTTGCTGATGACTGAGCCATTCCTAACCACTGATGAACTGGCAGCACGTTGGGGGCTGAAGCCAGCAGCCATCAAAAACCAACGTGCACGCGGCATTGGCCCTGCCTATGTCACGGCGCCACGCATTGGCTTGCCAGCCGGTACACCACGTGTGCGCTACGCCTTAGCTCAAGTCTTGGCTTTTGAGGAAGCCAATGGCATTACACCACTGAACTGACATGAGCCTTTACGCAACAGGCATTGTTCGCATCATCACCGACCCACAACTGCGCGCCTTTGAATCTGGGACCATGGTCGCCAACTTCGCTGGCGGCATCCAAGAGGGCAAAGACAAGGACGGCAACTGGATCAATAACGCAATCGACTGCGAGATCTGGGGTAAGTCCGCTGAGCTGATCGTTGATAAGCTCAAAAAAGGCGACAGCATTCTTGTGACCGGTGCCGTACGCCGGCAAGAATGGAACGACAAAGAAACCGGTGCCAAGCGCAGCAAGCATGTGCTCAGCATCCAGCGTTTTGAATTCATGCCACGCGGCGCAGCAACCACCAGCGAGGAGCCTGTGTTCTGATGAATCAAACCACACTCGACATTGCATTCAAGGAGTGGTGGGAGGCGTCCTACGGGCGCCCTCCCGGCACCCATGCAGTGATGACACACGTGGCATTTGCCGCGCATATTCTTGAACTTCTGGAGCTGATGCAAGATGATCAACCACAAAACTGAGCAGCGCCGTGACGATTATCTGCAGTGGCTGTATGAGCAAAGTGGCCGCACCTGCAGCACCTACACCGGTCTGTACCAGCAGCGCATTGCTGAGCTGATTAAGCGCGACATGGCGGAGGCGTTAGGTAATGAGTGATCTTGTCAACCATCCGCCGCATTACAAGCACGGCGACATTGAGTGCATCCAAGCCATTAAGGCAGCACTTGGCGATGACGGCTTCCGCGCTTATTGCAAAGGCAACGTCATCAAGTACCTATGGCGCGCTGAGCACAAAGGCAATGCCGATCAAGATTACGGCAAAGCAGATTGGTACATGCGTCGTTTGCTGTTGCATCATGAGCAATCGTAAGCGCGATGCTTTCGTTTCCAAGGGCATCCGCATTGAAACAAACCTTGATTTTGACGGGCGCTGGTTTGTCTGCTGGAAGCCGGACGTTTCGATCTACTGCCGCACCCGCAAGGAGGTGCTGAAGTTTACTGCCTGGCCAATCAAGACCCCAACCGGGGACAGCCTCAGGGGATGGCTGGACGGCCTTGAGCAGATGGATCAAGAACGTGTCAGCAGAAAAGATGGCCTTTCACAAGAGCTGCTGGACACCGGCTTCGGCCCTGAGTGCCATGACGTGGACAACGACAACACTCGGATGATCACTTAGATCTACACATTACGAGGTTCGACAATGACCCAAGAACACCCGATCACCCCACCGCCGGAGCTGGTGCAGCAGTGGGCTGACGAGTTCTACAGCGCACCTATTGCGCAAGGTGATGCTCTCCTTGATCTCGCCACCCGCGCCGCCCAATACGGAGCCGACCAGGAGCTGGAGGCGTGCCTCAACTGGCTTACTGATCGAGAACGCTTCCCCGTTGGGCATGAAGCTATCGAAGATCTCAAAGCAGATCGCCGCCTCAAGCTGCCAAGCTTGAAGGAGCAGGCGCTATTAGCTATCGACACCGCTGTTGCTGATTATCGTATAGCAGCAGATGTTGCTGACGTTGTTCGCCGTGCTCTTGAACAACTTTCCGACAACGAGTAGTCGCTTCCACTAATCACCAATGCCCGTAACAACAATCAAACGCTGTCAATCTGAATCCGAGTGGTGGTGGACAGTTGAAGACTGCGCTGCCGAGTACGACGTAGAGCCTGGCTCTGGCCTCACCATAAAGTATCACGACGACAATGATCAAGTGGGTGAGACAAAGCTAAGCCTTAGCAAGGAAGACGCTCTTCTCATTCGTGATGCAATCAATCAGCTTTATCCGCCCTCTTAGCCGCTTCCACTTCTATGTCTGAACTATCGCCTGCCGCACGAGCGGTGTTTAACGCTTACCTCGGTCACTGGACAGCAGATCCTTACGAAATCAGTCCTGAAGCACTAGCCGCCGCACTGCGAGCTGCTGCGGATCAACTTAAATACAAGCTCCTCAATGTTGAGGTTGTTGATTGCTCACAACTGCGCTTGCTCGCTGACCAGCTTGAAGCCCAGTAGTCAGACCCACTAACCACTCAACCAATGACCATCCTTTGCGACTACGAGATCAAAGCACTCTGCACCGACGGCATGGTGCAAAACTATGAAGAGGCATTGATCAATCCCGCCAGCCTTGACCTGCGGCTTGGTGACACGATCATGATTGAATCCGCCGAGGACTTGGACATGCGCCCGCTCAGTATTGCAGGCGCTACTGCGGGCAATCCTTATTGGCTCAAGCCTGGGCAGTTCATCCTTGCGCAGACAATCGAGGTGTTCCACATGCCGGAGAACATTGCTGGCCTGTTTTTCCTCAAATCCAGCCGCGCACGGGAAGGGTATGAAAACCTGCACGCTGGTTACGCAGATCCAGGTTGGCATGGCAGTGCGCTCACCTTGGAGCTGAAGAACTCGCGGCAGATCCTGCCATTGCCGCTATGGCCTGGGTTGAAGATCGGGCAGATGGTGTTCTTTCGCATGAGCCAGCAGCCAGAGACTAGCTACAGCGTCACCGGCCATTACAACTCAGACCTCACGACGACGGCTTCGAAGCAACTCCTCAGCGGCATCTAGGTGCCACTGCTCTAGGCCAGTTCGCAGCGCTGCCGACGCTTCCTGTACTAGCCAGTGGATTTGAGACCGCTGGCTTGCTTCTTGCTCAGCAAGTAGCAGCGCATATTCCAACAATCCACCCCAATCTGCTGCAGCATGTAACGCACGCAACTGCGCGGCATTGGCAGCGCCGTGAAATTGTGCTTCCATTGTATGAACTAACGGATTTCCCATGTCTGATGCCATTGGCGACTACTTAAACAGTATCGCTCGTTATCCACTTTTGACACCGCAACAAGAGATACAACTTGGCCGCCGCGTCGCAAAGTGGAAAGAACTAAAGGATCTTGAAAGACCTTTGACCACTCAGGAACGCCGCGAGTTGCGCAGTGGCGAACGCGCCCGCCAGCAATTTATGCAGTCCAACCTGCAACTGGTGGTGCATGTTGCCCGTAAATACAGCAAACGCAACAACCAAACACTAGAGATGCTGGATCTCATCCAAGAGGGCAATATCGGCCTCGCGCGTGCTGTAGAGCTGTTTGACTACAGCCGCGGCTATAAGTTCTCCACCTACGCCTATTGGTGGATTCGTCAGGCGATCGGACGTGCATTGGTGCAGTATGACCCGATCATCAGATTGCCGCTTGGCATTCACGAGATGCTGGTCAAGATCAACAAGACTGCACAGTTATTTGCGCAAGAGCATGGCCGCACTGCAACAATGGCGGAACTTGCTGCAGTGCTTGATGTGACGCCTGAAGTCATCTCTGACACGCTGAAGCAGGCATATCGCGTTACCAGCCTCGATAAGCCAGCACAGGAAGACACGTCAAACATCTTGGACCTCATTGCAGATGAGAAGCAATATGACGTTGAATACGACTGGCAGCTTGAGGTATTACGCGATCATTGTGAGCAGTATTTAGATGAGCGCACGCGGGAGATCATCTATGCACGCAATAGCCGTAATCCAGTGCCGTGGAATGACCTAGAGAAACGGCTTGGTATTTCACGTAGTCACATGTGCCAGCTTCAGTTGCGTGGTATCAACCGCCTTCGTATGCTGATAGGCAATCCCCTGGCAGGCACACCTCTTGGGACCGACCATAAAGAAAATAGGGAATACTTGGAGAGTTTGCCTGGCTGGGATGTGCAAGGATCACCAGCAGGAATGGCAGGCTAAAGTGTTCTACCATCAGATGCTTGAATCCAGCGCAATACCGCAAGTTCCCGATCAAGCAGATAGCAATCCTGTCGATTAAACCATTCGCGCCATTCTTCACTGCCTTTGCGGCGGTTGCAATTACGGCAGGCTGGGACAAGGTTAGTAGCTACTGTTGCGCCACCTTTGTGTCGCGGCCTGACGTGATCCAGTGTGTCCGCTGATTCGCCACAATAGGCGCATTGATGTTGCCAAGCCTCAAAGATCTCTTGCCTGAATTTGTGTTTTGCACTGCGTTTTGGGACAAGGTTTGCGCCATCAATGCAATGATCCACTTAGACCGTCGGGCGGCACGTAACATCAACGCCGCCGCGATGACGTGGTGTTAAATCAAGCCAGATGCCACCTAGTGATTTTGGCATCACGATGCGCTCCACTGCCCAACCACCAGTGCCGCCAAATTCTTGCTTATAGGTGCCAGTTTGCAGATGCCAACGCTGCTCAACCCATGCCTTGCCATTGTCGCTGATGCGATAGCAAGGATGCGCCACAATGCTGCGCTCGTGGTTATGGCCGTTCAGCACGATGTCGGCATCAGGTGCGATCTGCGCATAGCGCCCGCCGCCCATTGTGCCCTTAGTGACAATCCCGCCCCATGCGCCGTGGTGAAAGAACAGTGTGCAGCGACGCACGCCGCCCCCTTCACGTTCAAATACAAACCGCACAAAACCTTGATAGCCCATGTGCTCAGTCACTGCGCCATCATTGCGCATGAGCCGGACCACATTTTCTAGCGGGTCAATCTCTTGATTATTGAGGACAGCAGTTTCGTGGTTGCCGTCGCCCATCATCAAAATCATGTCACCGTAGGGCTTTAGGAAATCAGCCGACTCACGAAAGACCAGATCAAAATAGTTACCACCTAGGTGTTCCGGCCTGATATCACCCTTGCTGCCGCGGCGATCTTTCTTGCCTTGCATCAAGCACATCACATCACCGAAAAACAATGCTTTACCACCGATGGCTTTGCATTCTTCAAGATGCTGCTTAAACAACCCGCGGTTGCATTTTGGGTTGTCTAGGTGGATATCAGATGCCAGCAGGAATGTGACTGGCTCCTTGACGCTGGTGTAGGGTATGCGCACCTCTAGCAGCTCTGGCGATAATCGCGCGGATGTAATCGCCATGCCGTTGGTAGCGGCGTACACTGCAGTCTAGGCGTAATCCCAGCGAACCCTTGGCCTGCCGCGTCGCATACCTAGATGCACAAATCCTTTAGGTGCGCCATAGCCCAGTGAATACGGCCAATGCTCATCGCACCACTCTTGCACGTGGTTGATATTAACCTCGCGGATGTAGAAATCAACTGCGCCTACATTAGGCGCATCGTATAGATGCTCACTACTGCTAGCGCCGCCTACTGATGCGTTGATGGCACGCGGACGATAGCCGCTGGTAATAACCACGGGCTTGCCGCCAAACTTGACGCGGGCACGTTCAAGGAATGCAGCAAGCTCGGCTGCGGTGTCGACTTGATATTGATGGTCAAAGCGGCGTGCCTCTTGCCATAGCGCAAATTCACCAAGCTGCACATGTGGCGTGATGCGTGCAGTAAACGCACTGCTCGGCAACAGCCTGGCTGGATTCTGCTGTTGCTCGCCAGCCCACAGCCTGCCTTCAGCACGACGACGACGCAATAGCCCAGCCTCTACTGACGTACCAGGGTTGCGGTACAGCTCCATTGCATCTGGCACTGCAGCCCAATCCTTATCATGCAGGCACCGGCTGATGGTTTCAAAGCCAGCACTGCCGTAAAAACCAGCGCCCAGGTTGTAGGCAAAGGAAATCAACGCACATTGCTTGTTGCCGCTCATGGTGCCCCAGTGCGGCACACTACTGCGCAGTTTCTGTGCAATGCGATCTACTTCAATCTCCAGCAGCTCATTAGCGTCGATCACTGTGATCTTGTCGCCACGCTGCACCTTGCGGCCATCTGGGTAGCGCGTGGTGCCATAGCCGATGGTTGCTATATCCCATCCATGCAGTGGATCAGGGTAGGCGCTGAGATGCACGCCTTCGAACTCTTTAATGAGCTTTAGGGCTGCGTCATAATTATGCAGCTTGCCGCCAGCCTGCCATGTCTTGTACCACGGTTGATCTCTATTGAAGACTTGCGGCGCAACCTTTAATAGTTCCGCCTCTAGTTCAGAGATTGCCGCCATTTGATGTGGCGTGCCGTGCTTGTAATACTTGAACAGATCAGTCAGTTCAATCATCGCTTGACGAATGGAGTGATCACACCGGCAAGGATCTCAATAGCTCTGTAGATCTTGACCACTGCCTTAGATGCAGCAGTCAGCGCTGCGTCATCTTTTGGCGTAGGCGTCAGGTTGACCACGATCAATGCAACACCGTGGATGGCAACTGCCAAGGCGATGTAATCAGTGATGCGATCCATGACTAGATGAATGGTGGCCTTGCTTCTAGTTTAGTGACCCTTTGCTCTACGGTATTCAGCCGCGTAAATGTCTCCTTGCGATCTTCTTTGATGTCCGTGTGCAGCACTTCAAGCTGCGTTGCAATGTGTTCTACGGCGCTGGTTAGACGGATGACGGCATCACGCGCTTCATCATTGCGGCGACTGAAGCCCATCGCGCCCATTGCAGCCACGCTGATGGACGCTCCAGCAACAGCAGCGATCAGCTCGATCATGCCATCAGTTTACCGGTGCCATCAGCAGTCCACCGCCTCGCTGTATTCGGGCTGAGTCTTGAGCCAGGTATAGCCAATCGCCAGTGGATTATCACCGGGCTGTAGTTCGCTGGTGGGCGCAAACATGGTGCGATCCCATACCGGGCTTGCATTCTCGTTGCGGGCATCAGCGTTCGCGTAATGCGAAATCTGAATCAGCGTCTGCTCCTTATCGCAACGCATCAGAGTGATGCGGGCGTAGGTATCGGCCATGGGGATGCCGATGTTGGTCTGAGCTAGAGAAGTGGATAGTGCCATTAGTAGGTCATCTCCGTGGTGTTGATCTTGCAGACCCATCGGATTGTGGTGGCTGCTGCACCAGTAACTTCAACTTTAATGCCGCCGTTTGTGGTGTCTGCTGTGACGGCAACAGACCACGTTGCAGCACCAACATCGAAGTGGGTCATGGTGACTGTAGGCGTGCCAACCATGGCGGTTGATGCTGCGTTAGCGCCACGCTTGATAGCACCGTCGATTGTCCAACGTGCGGTGTCACCTGCTGCTGTGACGCCTGCGATCACTTCACCGCTGAAGCTGTAGGCACTGTTATTTGGGAGGATGACTTGGTTGGTGGTGTTGGCAGCGCTGCTGTTGCTGGTGAGAACCGTGGCGGTGGCGTCGGTGGTTTGGCGGGCTAAAAGCAGGAGGGCGGATTGGGTTTTTCCGTAAAGAGTCCCGCCGGAAATAGCATCATAAATTGCGGGAAAAACATGATAACCCTGAATAGATCTAGCTGTTCCACGGTAACCACCCGAAATAAATGAGTATGAAGCATTTGCTAAATTCTCTTCGCCGCCGCATACAGTTGAAGCTAAACCACTAGCTATATTTGATATACCGCCAGCCACTACTGCCCTTGTGCTTGATGCAGTATTGCTCTGCCCACCCCCCACAAACGAATACAGCCCACTCGCTGTATTGCTGCTACCCCCACACACCGCAGCGTGCGTGCTGGTTTGGGCGCGGTTAGTTTGACCGCCGCCGACGAAGGAGTAGGAGCTGGAGGCGGTGTTGCTGCCACCGCCTCCGACAGTGCAATAGGCACTGGAGGCGATATTGGTGTCTCCACCAGTGACAGTTCCGTAACTTGCAGAGGCTTGATTGGTGTAACCACCAGCAACAGTGCCATAGCCACCGGATGCAGTATTGCGTTGGCCGCCAGCAATAGTCGAGTAATTACCGCTGGCAACTTGCGCTGCAGTTGAGCGAATCTTCTGCCAATCAGTCGCGTAAGCCCCCCGCTTATTTCCCCCAGCCGCCGTCCCATCCGGCACTTGCGCAAGCGTTGTACCTGTGCCCTTAGCAACCAGCGCCACGTCAATGTTGGTGAAGCTGGCGTCAGTTGCCGTCAGCGCATCGACGGGAACTGTGGCATTAGGGCTGGCAGTTTGCTCGCTTTCGACAAAATGTGTCAGCCCGCCGCCACCACCTGCTGTTGCCCACGACAGCACACCAGAACCATCAGTGCTGAGCACTTGACCGCTGGTGCCATCAGCAGACGGCAGTGTCCAGATGCGGTTGGTGGTAATGGTGGCAGGAGCCTTGAAGCCGACATAAGCAGACGAATCCGCATCAGCCAGCCGCAGCTCGCGTTGCGCGTTAAGCGTTATGTCAGTTTCAAAGACCCTGCTCATCAGCCGATCACCACTACGCGGTAAGCATTAACGCCAGGCGCTGTTGCAAACACCAGCGTGGCAGTGGTTGTACTGGGGCGATACACATCCACTTCAACGTCGTCGTAGTTGCCGGAGTTGGGGAACACGCGGATGATCACGTCGCGGGTGTTCAAGCTATGCGTGATCGTATAGCTGGTGGCACTGCCGTCACCGATGTTGGTGCTGTACTTTTTGATCCGCCCAGACCATGTAGCCAGCTTCAGCGGCGTGACGATACGCAGATCATCAGTGCCAGCATCCACCTCAGCCTGCGTGGCGATCTCAGCAATACCAGGAGTCGTCTCGCTAGCGGCAGGTGCTGCAGCGGCAAACGATGTCCAGACGACATTGCTGCTGTCGATCGTGCCGTTGACCTGCGTCTGACGCCAAGTGGTGCCAGCGTCGGTGCCTTCCTCGACGGTGATGATTGCCTGCTCAAGCTCAGCAAAGGTGCTGGCATCCAGCGAGCGGGTCATGGCGACTGCAGCGCCATTCCACACATAGATGCCGTTTTCGCTCTGCGTGGATTGGTTGCGCACCAGCACCCGATCTTGGGATGCCATGGTCACGCCATCAATCGTGGCACCAGGGCTGCTCAAGTTGATGTTGCTTTGCGTGCCAACGCGAGCACTGTCCTTCCACGCCAGGCCCTCAACAGCAGAGTCCACATAGGACTTGGGCACTGCATCGCCCGCTGCGCTCGGCGTCGGGACATTGATGACCTTTGACGTGCTTTGCAGGTCTAGGTCGGTAAAAAACTTGCGAGCCATGTCAGATCAGGCGAGCGAGGCCAGCGGATGCTGGATTCAGTGTAACAACGGTCTGGTTATCGCTTGGATGTGCGACATCACCATCAATTTCTTGACTGCCGCTGTCAAGTAATTCAACAGACGGTTTATAGCCAAGATTGTGGTTAATTGTCCATGTTGTTGCTGGTGCAACTTGTTGATACACAAAGGCAGCAGCTCCCGATGGCCCTTGCGGACCCTGCGTAATTGCAGTGACGGTGCTGGTGACAGGTACGGTGACAACAGTGCTGCTGCCGTTTTCGGTGACGGTGACCGTGTTAGTTACAGAGCTGACATTAACGGTCGTCATGCCGTATATCCCTCGCTGACGTAGATAATGCCTTCGAGGTAGTACTCCTTCAACCCGCTTGGATTAGTCAGCAATACGTCGTAATACGCCTCATTGGGCAGCGTTGCGGTCTGGTCATCAGTTAGCGCAATGGCAACTGTTCCAGTGCTGCGGTTGGTGTAGGTGACGGTGAAGTCGGCGTATTTGGTGGTGCGGCCTTGGTTCCAAGCTTGAGCGGCAACGGTCCAGCCGGTCAAGTTGATGGCAGCATCGGTGCTGTCCTTGAATTGCAGCGTGATGCTGTAATCCGCCCGGCGCTGCAGGCTGATGTTGTAGGTGCCGGGTGAAATGGCCATCAGTCCAGACCGAGGAGCTGCTTAAGTTCTTCTACGGTAAGACCGGCAGCGGCCAGCTTTTCAGCAGGCGTCAGCTCGGGAACGGGTTCGGGTTCAGGTGCAGGCTCGGGGGTGTTGCCGGCTTCCAGCCAAGCCAGGTACGCCTGGTAGTCGGTGTTGGCGGGGTCGGGAGAGATCCATAATTCGTCGGGGAGACGAAGGATCATGCTGCTGTGCGTTAGCTGGTAGGACATGGATCAAAGCTCCGCAGACCAAGTGAGAGATCCTGTAGCAAGAAAATAATAAGCGTCTAGGTTTGCTGTATTGCTTAAACCGATCAGTGTTAGATGCCGTTTTGTCGTTGTGGAATTTGAAAATGCGCTTGAGTTGACCGCAGTAAAAGTTGCTGCCGCACTTGAAAAATTAGGGGCAATTCTCATAGTCACGGGAAACTCATGAATGATTGGATGGTACGTTGTTGCTGCCACTGTTCCGGCTCTTCCATAAAAATCATTTGTTGCGCTGGTTTGGTGATAGTACCTCTGACACAACGCCAGCTCCTGCCCGTAGCTCCTGCGTTCAAACGGGGTAGCGACGGTTCCGGGTTCTAGCTGTACATCAGTGACATAAAGGAAGTCGCCAAGAGTGGTGTCCGTCACGTCAGACCAGATAAACACAATGATATTGCTTGTGCTAGCCGTATCAATGTTTGCGGACAGCGAATAAGTGGCGTAGCTTGTTGTGACGCTTAAATTCGCAGGCGTATTCTCGTAGGTGGCATTAGCAATCAGCGTTGGATTGGTGCCTTCCGCACCCCATGCGCTAATGATGTCGCTTGTCACTGTATCAGCAGTGCCAGACCATGCAATAATTGCAGCCTTTACGTTGTCCAGCTTGGTGGTAGAGCTAACTTTCGCCTTAAAACTTAGCGTGACATTGCCACCGGTTAGCCCAACGCAGTTGACGTTTTCAATAATTTGAGCGATGCCAAACTTCTTGTTTACCGTCTCAACATCAAGCGCAATGGCGTATTTCTGATTGGTCGGTACTGTTGATGTTTCCTGCGTTACGTCAATAGCGTCGTTGCCATCGCTAAGGATGTACCAGCGGTCGAGCGTATAGGCGTCGTCATTATTGGCACCGCTTACAAAGCTTGTGCCACGTTGCGCAACGGAAAAGTCACCGTTGATGATGCGATTGCGCGTACCAGCAAGTGGGCCACCGTTAAGGTTCTTGACCTGCACTTGATCAGTGCCAGCGTCGATCTTGAACAGGTTTGGCTCGGTGTCGCCTTCAATCCTGAAATCAACGTCAGCACCGCCATCGTTGAACACCACCTCAGTGGCACCGTTGAAGTTGACACGCTGAACGCCAGCGGTGGCGATGGCTACTTGATCAGCGCCGGGGCTGTAGAGACCGGTATCGGTGCCGCTGTCCTTGAAATACAGCGACGGTGCAGCAGCGGTGCCATCTAACAGCTTCAGTGCATCAAACTCACCATTGAGCTTGAACAACTTGTACCAAGTCGCCGAACTCGCGCTGTCGCGGATTTTT